CGGCAGAGCAGAGAGCTGTTAACTCTAAGGTTCCTCGTTCGAATCGAGGTGGGGGAGTTGAAAGGATTGGAAATGTCCGATTCTTTCATATTGGTTCTGAGTGGAATTCCCAGCAGTTCCGTTAGGGACTGTCCTTTGTAGGTTCGATACCTACATCTTCCTTATGGGAGATAAGAACGGCTACTGGAAACCTCTTATTCACTGCCCTCTAATGCAGTGAAAATTGCGGAAAGTGTCTTCCGCTGGTGATGGGCACTCATCACCGTTCCGTAGGTGCCAAAACCTCTCCTCAGGTCTATGCTTATTGCTGGTGCTTGGGTGAATGTCAAGAGTGGGGACATAGGTAAAGTCCTCAACACCTACCACAACCTCTGGTAGTCTATTGGTAAGGACAGGCGGACAACGCACTTGGAAACTAGGTTCGATTCCTAGACAGAGGACACGGGAGATTAACTCAGCGGTAGAGTGGCTGCCTTACAAGCAGTAAGTCATTGGTTCGAATCCGATATTTCCCACTTGATAAATAAATACAAAAAGAGTATAATGGAAAAACTGTTTAAACTCTTAAGTGATGCTCAGTCATCACTTTTTGTTTTGTTTCACAAAACTTGGGCATTTCACTGGAATGTAGTTGGAGAAGACTTTACTCAACTTCATCAACTCTTTGGTGGTCAGTATGAAACTATGTTTGAAGAGATTGATCGTCTCTCAGAACATATGAGATACTTAAATGTAAAACCATTGAGTTCTCTTTCAAGAATGCTTGAGGTAACTCAGATTAAAGAAGCAGCAAGTTCAACTGGAGCGAAAGAAATGCTTCAAGAACTTCTTGATAATAACACCAAGTTTTGTGAATTAATGGCAGAGATTCTAATCTGGTTCAAGACTTAATGGAATCTCATGGCAAGTTTGTATGGATGCTAAGATCACATTTACAGTGATAAGGATGAAGAACAATGATTTCAATAAGATGTAAAGATTGTAATAGAGAATTGACAGGACAGCAATCAAAAACAGTGACTTGCGGTTGTCCTAATATGGCAACTATTCGTGGGGATAAGATTTCAGCACTTGACTTATCTAGAATTGTTATGTTAAACTCTTTAAAAGAAAATCAACAAAAGAATGTGCTGTCTTCTCAAGATATTGCTTGGCAAGAAGCACGTCGTCAACGTAAAGTAAGACGACTTGATTTTGAAGTCCGTTAAGGACTTAATATTGGAAAGGTGGTCGAGTGGTTGAAGGCTCCAGTCTTGAAAACTGGCGAAGTGAAAGCTTCCGTGGGTTCGAATCCCACCCTTTCCGTTTAGATAAGTTACAAATTTAATAATTGCTTAATGAGTGTTACGTATTGAACACAATTCGTTGACGTTGAAATTCCTGTGATTAGTATATATTAGTATCACGGGATAAACCTATGGATCAGCACACCTATAATAATTGGGTGAAGATCAAAGAAACCTTTGAAACTTCTGGTAACACCGATAATATGTTCTACAAAAGAGCAGTTGAAATTGTTAAAACTAGAAGAGATCCTCTCGCCAAATTTTTTGGAGACGAGAAATGATGCATGAACAAGAGGAATTTATTACAAGAACTGAAGTGCAGGAGATGATTGATGATGCCATACGAAGACACAATCGTAATGCTTCGATTATTTCAATGTGTGTTGGTTGGGTTGTTCTTGCTCTTTTTGCTGAAGGTCTTCTTCGACTCATTGGAGTAATTCCGCCAGTATTTCCATGGCTCAACATTACTCTCCAATAATATTTTTAGTACCGTGGTTTGTTCTTGTTGTGATTGCTTTATCTATGGTTGTTCAGGGATGGATGATTATGAATGCTCATTATGGATACTCAAAAAGTCCTAAAGTAAAACACCCAGAATTAAACAACGTTAAAGTAGGAGATCCTTTACTTGTGATTAAGTTTACGGACGAAGATTTTCAAGAACTACAGCAAAGAGTTTTGCAACAAAAAATGAATGAACTCTTCGAGGAACCATCTACTTATGAGGACGACGACGATGACGACGACAGATTGGATTATATTTATTGAGTTTGTGTCTCATATTCTTTATTTGTTTGTCGCTTTCATGTGTGGATTAATTATTGGTTACATTGTAGGTTTTAGAAACGGGGGAATGTAATGAGTACTACAGCAATTTTCAATGCAGTTTTTATTTTTAGTCTCATAACAATTTTTATTAATTGGGGACTTCATAATGCATATCCACAATAAACAAAGGTATAACTTTGCAATGTCTGCTTTTGTACGAATGTATGGGCATGGGATTATACATAATCATGACATTAGACAATTTTGCATTGAGTGGTCTAATTGGGAAGTGAATGCTCCTTTATCGGGACTTGACGAAGTTGATCAATACTTGTATTATGAGTACAAGAACTGGAGGGGAAGATGATTTTTCATGTTGTAGAATCACTTGCTTCAAACCCATTTTTTCTTTTTCTATGTGGAATGGGGTTGACAGTCGTTCCTTTTGCTGGTATTATGTTTATACATAGAAACAAATAACGGAATGTAGCTCAGTTTGGTAGAGCACTCGCTTTGGGAGCGAGTGGCCGTAGGTTCGAATCCTATCATTCCGACTCATAAAAATTACTTTATGAAAATGTATCAAGAACTAAACGAACTTCAATCATTTACAGTCGAAGAATTTCAATTAGATTTTGAAAATCTAATGAATAGAGTTGAAAATGGCGAATCATTTATTATCCGAGATGGGAGCAATAGTGCAGTGATAGTTCCTTACAACGAAACCATAAAGTACGCAATAGAATCAACTGTGGATGATGAACTGATACGTCTCCACACAGACCATGAAGAAGGGTCTTGACGAATCGTTCCAGATCCGCTACTATAGATCTGGTTTCAAGGGACTGTCGCCTATTGGTTAAGGCCCACTGCTTATAACGGTGTGAAGAGAGTTCAATTCTCTCCAGTCCTACTTGCTCCTTTAGCAATCTGGTGAATGCAGCGAACTCATAATTCGCCTGAGGCGTGTTCGATCCACGCAAGGAGCATAGGACAGAATCAGTACTGTCCACCTTGACTTGTCCAAGTCAAACCCTTATAATACTAAGGTCAACATTCAAAACAATGACTCTCACAGTAAAATTCAAGAAAGACCTTCAAACTCTTCGTGGTGCAGCAAATGGTGATTTTTACCTTGATGTAAAGAATCCAAAACTCTTCAAAAAAGTTCGCCGTTTTTATGAAAATGAAGGTGTAGTGTTTTCTGGTGATCCTCTGGATGATTATGAAATGCTAATGGAATATGTTCTTGCTGATCTCGAATCTGTTGAAGTGGCATGATGAAAGTAGTTAGGAAACCAACTGTTCTTATGGAACGATTTCCATATCGTTACATCCAAGTGGGTACTTTAGAAATTAATGGTAAACCCGATTGTCGTATTCAAAAAGTAGACTCTTATACTGGTCGTTATCGAGATATGTATCTATGTGATAATGAAATGCAGTTAATGACGGCTATGGAAGATTTTGAATATACTAAATGGTTGGATCCTGATACTGTTCCTTGTTACGTGAGGGACGATGATGAGTAAATAGTCACGGATGGACTTTAACAGCACTGGTCGGGAGCAAAACCCCTTATGTCTAAATCTGATTTACTTCGGTGGATTGGAAACATTCTCCTCATAATTGGTTATCAAACTATGCTATGGGGAGAATTTAAATATGGTTTAATGATAAAAGTTGTTGGAGGATTACTCACAGTACCTTTTGCTATTAAACTTAAACTTTGGGATGTACTTTTCTTATGTGCATTCTTTGGTATTACCGAGATATCAAAGTTAACCCAACTTTTCTTAGTTTCCTAAAACTAAGTGGTGGAGTCAATATGACCCTATTAGGTTTCTTGCCATTCCTTCAAAAGGCAAGTGGTGCGGATGGGACTCTCTCCCGCCTGGTTTCCAATTTCCAGTCAAAGAATTGGTGGCGAGCCTGAGTCACAGAGGTGGGTTGCATAAACCCACCTTTTTTAGTATAATATATAAAAAGAGTTTAATGTAATCTATGAGCGATTATAAAAAAACGGCACTTGTACTTGGTGCTGGTGGATTCATTGGAAGCCACATGGTAAAGCGTTTGAAAGCAGAGGGATATTGGGTTCGTGGTGTAGATCTCAAATATCCTGAGTTTTCTATTTCAGAAGCAGATGAATTTATTCAAGGTGACTTGCGTGACATGAGTTTTGTTCGCCGTGTTCTTGAATTCAAAGGTGAGCAAGGTAATTTTTACGCCAGTGTTCCTTATCGCTGCATTCTTCCGTTCCACGAAATCTATCAGTTTGCTGCTGATATGGGTGGTGCAGGATTCGTCTTTACTGGCGAAAATGATGCAGATATCATGCATAACTCGTCACAAATTAACCTTAATGTTCTTGAGGCACAGCGCCAACTGAATGAAACATTTGATGGTGTTGATAATGGAACTGCATGTGTTCGACCTGTTTTAGAATATCAAACCAAAATTTTCTATTCTGGATCTGCCTGTATGTATCCAGAGCATAATCAACTTGATCCAGACAATCCTGACTGCCGTGAAGAATCAGCATACCCAGCTAACCCAGATTCTGAGTATGGTTGGGAGAAGTTGTTCTCAGAGCGGTTGTTTCTCGCTTATTCTCGTAATTATGGGATCCCTGTTCGGGTTGCTAGGTATCATAATATCTTCGGACCTGAAGGAACCTGGGAAGGTGGAAGAGAGAAAGCACCTGCAGCAATCTGTCGTAAAGTAGCATATCTTCCAAAGGAAGGTGGTACAATTGATGTTTGGGGTGATGGAAAACAGACTCGTTCATTCCTCTACATTGATGAATGTATTGAAGCAACCCGCCGAATGATGGATTCTGACTTCCAAGGTCCAGTGAATATTGGTTCTGAGGAAATGGTAACTATCAATCAACTTGTAGATATTGCTGCTAAAGTTTCTGGTAAAACTGTAGAGAAGAATCATATTGATGGTCCTCTTGGTGTTCGTGGTCGTAATTCCAATAATGATCTTATCCGCGAAAAACTTGGTTGGGATTATTCTCAAACCTTAGAGGAAGGAATTCGTAAGACGTATTCTTGGATTAATGATCAGATCGAATCTACAAATAAGTGAATAGTAGCATGAATATTGCAGTATTAGGTTCAAGTGGTCAAGTTGGAGCATACCTGACCGAATATCTTCGTGGAAAAGGTCATACTGTCCATGAATTCGATGTTGTGAATGGACCAGAACAAGATATGACTAGAATTCCAAATTCGTCATTGGAAATGGCGATACAAGATTCTGACTTCGTATTCTTCCTTGCATTTGATGTTGGTGGTTCTCGTTATCTCAAGAAGTATCAACATACTTTCCAGTTTATTGATAACAATACTCGTTTGATGGCAAATGCTTTTGGATATCTTCAAAAGCATAATAAGAG